TTTAAAGAGACCTCCAGCGTTCCATCTCTTGAATGATATCCTGATAATGATCAAGTGATTCTGGCGTTTCGTTACCTGCATCCACAAAACCAAAGGGTGGTAAATCCTCTTCCATCTCCATTAGCTTTTCCTGATAAAGAAGATCCTTAAGCTGCATATTACTCATGCTTTCAAATATATCGGTACTAACAAACCACGCAAAGAGGACAAAGTTCATTACTGAGTCATCATGTGTACCATCTTTACCGGCATAACTTTCACCTTTGGGCTCAAACGAACTCAACTCTGAAATTGTTTCAGGATCTATTATATGAAGCTTTGAATCTTCAATAAGGTCTTTTAAGTTAGAGCAACCAATCCTTTTAACTTTACGGGACATTGTAACACCAATGCCATTACTCTTAACGGTACTTGTGGTAAAGGTATTTTCGTATTCGTGATCATAGTAAACCGAGTTACAAACGACCATACCAGCATCATTGTTTTCGATAATTACCAGTGCTTCATTATAAACCTTGGCAGCACGAATAATTATGTTGGGAAAGAGCAGTGGAGAGATAGTGTTATTCCGATAAGTACAAACTTGCTTAAATGGATTTTGAGAAATATCAATTACAGAGAATGTACTGTAATCCTGTCCTCTTCCCTTTGATACATCTGCACAAAGAATGTATTCATGACCTTCAATAGGTTCTTCATAATAGTTAATCTCGTGCTGGGTCTTTATCGGAGATTGCGCTTGCATTCCAAGTAACACGTCAGAATCAATAAGGGTTTGAGAACTGCCTATAAAGCTACATTCAAATTCTTGTTTAAACTGAAGCTCACTTGTGTTAGAAATGGTTTCTTGTTTCCATTTTTCATCCCGCCCAGGCACGTCACGCCACTTAATAGTAAAAGGTTTAAATTCGTTTGCGCCTTGAGTTGCTCCTTCCCACAATTTGTAAAACATATTACCTACCCCGTTTGGAGTACTGGTAATAATAACCTTTGTGTCTTTACCACTGGATATAACGGGATAAGTTGAAGTGTAAAATTCATTTGCTTTGTTAACGAATCCAAACTCGTCAAGAAAGATACAGTTCAGCGAAAGACCTCGAATTGAATCACCACTTGTTGCAGAAGCAATAATTTCAGAGTTGTTACTAAACTTGATACTACCTTTATTCAGAACCTTACAGCCTGGCTGCAGAAAGAACGGAAGGTTCTCTAGCATTAGTGTAAGACGCCCAAGCATTTCTCTTGCAGTCGCACCTTTGTTTGCCAAAATGCCAACCTTTTTATCAGCATTAAATATAACATAGTGAAGCAGCCATGCAACCGAGGTAATACTTTTACCACTTTGACGACAGGCAAGGATGATTGCAAAACGGTTGTTGTTAAAGTGCTCAACCATTTTCTTTTGATAACCTCTCAAAATGAAAGGCGTTAATCCTGTATCAAGACTGATAACCTTAACGTAGTTCTCACAAAAATAAGCTACATCTTTACTGCACCGGATGTATTCATTTACCTCATGCTTAGTAAATTCCACTTGAACACCATCGGCTTTTACATGAGGATTTCCATTATATGACAGCGGACTGGACATTAAATTTTTTCTTTTTTCCTTTACACGCCTTTCACGTTTTGATATAATTAATTCCCGAAGGGATCAAATATTAATAGGCTCGCTGTCCGACCCTTTAAGGAACTTCTGGAGTTCAGATGTGGTTCCAACAAAGATAGCATTATTTGTGGTTGATCCACCGTCATTACCTTTTGAGTCATCTGATTTAACAAGAGTCTTACGCTGCTTTTGTAAATCTAAAAGTTGCTGATTCATTTCTGCAGCCTGCTTAATTAAGGTTCCCAAGACCTCAAATGCGCGAGGATGTTCAGCATCGGCAGCAAGACAGGACATGGAATCAATAGCAATCTCCGAAGTCTCTATAAGTTTTTTAATCCGCTCCCTAGCATAGCGATAATCCTCTTCGGTTTCGTCTACAAGTTGAGCATCGGATGGACCTATCATTGAATCAACCACAGCAAGTTCTTCAGAAGTCTTTTTTACTTCATCCAAATTCTTCTGCAGCGCAGCGACCATGTCGTCCTTCTTACTCATACAAAGTTATTTATAACAAGCATTATGGAGAATCATCCCATATCACATTGGGATCAGGCGGTCCTCCAATCTCTATCACAACTGTATGAGAATCTTCTGTATCAGATTGCGATCCAGTTCTTACCCGTACACCTGCATCAGTATAACGTCCCGAAGTATCAAAGTCATTAAAGAAAGTATCAACAGATTTGATAAGACCGGTTGATTGAGGATTACTTGTAAACTTTGTTTTAACCGTAAAGGTTAGTGTGTAAACTATAAGACGTCGAGAAGATTCAAAGTCGCCTTCGTATGCATCTTCGGCGCTTACACCTGATAATGTTATTGGTATGTCTGTAATACTTTCAGGACCTTCAAGACCTTTAGCGCTTAAAGTATAATTAGGATTAAAGTGTGGAAGTATTTGCTCTACTATCTGAAGAGCTTCGTCCTGCCCTCTTGACATAATGTTTAGCGAAAAGTCAAGAGTGTATGGTACACACTGATTTACTTTAACTAGGCTACCTTCGCTGTCGGTTTGAACATTTCGGTTTAAACGATTTAACTTAGTGGATTGGTCAAAACTCAATCCTGTCATTTCAAACGACATGCGAGGTAACCTAAGTGCAATATCACGATCAGCTTGAGCTTCAATTCTTGCCAGATACTTTTCCTTTGGCGCATATGCAAGTGGAACCCGCCTTGACCCAACCAGTTTTCCAGCATCAAGCTGAGCCACCTGAATGTCGTTAAACATTTGGCCAAACGCAGCAACCATATTTTTTATGGTACCATTGTAAAAGTATTCGTGTCCAAGCATAATCTTAATTAAGTCCCAGGCTTAGTTCCAATAACGGTACTGGTTTCAGTTACTCTTACACCAGCATCAACATAAACTCCATTGGTATCAAAGTCGTGAAAGAATGTGTCAACCGTTTCTATAAGTCCAACAGACGACGGGTAAAAAGCAAATTTTGTTTTAAGTGTAAATGTTAGCGTGTAAACTATAAGACGTCGAGAAGATTCAAAGTCGCCTTCGTATGCATCTTCAAAGTTAACACCCACAAGACTAATAGGAACATCCGTTTTACTTTCAGGACCTTCAAGACCTTTAACGGTAAGAGAGTAATGTGGGCTAAAGTGTGGAAGTATTTGTTCTACTATCTGAAGGGCTTCATCCTGTCCTCTTGACATGATATTCAAATCAAATCCCAGTTCATAAGGAGCAGGTTGCCATACTTTAACTTTACTTTCTGGACTTGTTGAGGTATCGGTTTGAATTGTTCTATTTAAACGATTCAACTTTGTCGTTTCATCATAAGAGATATCAGTCATTTCAAACGCCATACGAGGAAGCTTGAGCGCAACATCTCTTTCTGTTTCTTCTTTAATCCTTGCTAAATATTTTTCTTTAGGTGCATAAGCAAGAGGTACACGCTTAACACCAATCATCTTCCCTCCACTAATATTGGCTACTTCAAGGTCATTAAAGATTGTGCCAAAAACAGACACAATCTTCTTTAGTGTTTCATTATAAAAGTATTCGTTACCTAACATGTTTAGAAGTTAAAAGGTTCTCCAAACGGATTCTCTTCGCTGAAGTCAAGAAAGTCACCAACATTAACGTGCTGACTAAAGGTAGAGTTTTGAGCACCATGGTCATTTCCAAAAAGCTCGTCGTCACTAGCAGTTCCATCACTTATTTGATTAATGTTACTAGCGGTTACACTTGCTCCAGATGTTTGGCCTGTAAGAACTGTTCCTGTTACAAGTGTGTGATACTTGCCATCGTTAAAGGTAGGAGGACTTACGTGAATTCTTTGTAGCTGCGGAGAGTCGGTTGTGGTACTGTACTTAAAGAATTCGCAAGAACCTGTAACCCCACTCGGAAGAGTAAAGCTGAGTGTTTCAAATTCTTGTAACAGTTGCTCAGGCGAGTCGTTATTGGTATACTCTAAGATTTGAGAATCTCCAGCCTCAGCTTGTATCTTATCAACCTCTCTTATGCCGGTATCAATCTCTTGGCTTTCGTATTCAAACAACTCACAAGAAAGTTTAAAAATAGGAAAGTCCTGAAGTTGAGCAAACGGCTTTTTATCTTCAACAAATTTAATTTCAAACAGCCCTTTGGTCAAAGGAAAGTAAATAAGATCGCCTTCAAGAGGACGCGCACTATTCTCTGAGTATCCGTGTTGTCCTATAAGTTGATTCCATCGAAGATTGGAAACAACCAAATTAACACTGTCCCTAATCTCAAGTCCAAACTTGGAAAGTAATTGGCCATCACCTTCAAATCCGTCAACGCTTTCCACATACATCTCAATCTTATAAGCCTTTTCAAACGCGCTTATAAGATCTTCATTAATAATCAGATCTCGCTTGACAATCTTGCGAGGAATGTAAAAGCAATCTTGACCATAAATTTTAATGGCCTCGATAACTAACGACTCGTAAAGATCTTGTTCCTGTTGAGATCCGTTTTGAAAGTATGGGTTGGTTGGCATTATCCAATAAAGATGTCGGCGGGTTCTTCGTATTTAAGCTGCCATGTTTCTTTAAGCGCTTGAATATCAGCAGTGGCTTGATCATATATTGTAGCACCACTAATTGTAACTCCGCCTGGGAGTTGCATACCTTCGAACTTACTGAGGTTTTGTCCCCACTGCTTTTTAATAAGAAGCGTAAGAAGTTCCTTTAAACCCATGTCATCAAAAACATCGGTGTAAGCAGAAGGATCTACAGTTTGGTATGTTTCAAAAATAATGAATTCACCTTCCGTAACATGATCAGAAATATTAGCGTGAAACTTAATGGTATTCTTATGTCGGTTAAAAGACATTTGCTGACCATGACCGTTAAGAATATCTTCAACCAAGCTCATGTATTGCGAAGTCAGCTCGTAGTTTAAAAGACCGCCAGGGTTTCTCATTCCAAAGAAGTCATTGAGATACATCTGGTACTTTGCATTAAACAATGATGCACTGGTAAAGTCTTCAAAACCAAGAACACGAACAACAGCAATAACAGCATCAGGAACTTCAATCTCATTACTTGTGAGTTCTGACGCAGTTACTTGGTGTTTAATCAGAGTTTTAACGGTAGCATCGCTGTGATACTCTTGCCAAAATTGAATCGCTTCATCAATGCGATCTTCAAGCTGATCGTCATCAATATTGATTTCAACTACCGGAGCGCCAAGTGCTCTCAGGCAATAGTCAGCTAATTCGGTTCTAGTTGTTGGTTTAGCCATACAACTATTTATATAGTTTAATTCTTATTACTTACACCTTCTTCTACCAATTTGAGAAGATAAAACCACGGTAATAAAGACCACAAGACCCAAGAGAATATCATCAGCGGCAGCATTCAGCGTTTCAGATGGCAGCTCAAGACCGTTGAACTTTTCTCTATACCACACGCAGATTCCAAGTAAAGCTTTATAGGAAAAGATACCAACTATAGATAACAAAAATATTCTAGCAAGGGTTTTCATTAATCATTTCCGAATAAATCGCGAAGGGTTTTTTGCGATTCTTTTAGCCAAAGTAACGATGCCTTCAATTACTTCTGGTGATATAACACCAACAATTCCATAAATAACAGCCTTATACAAACTAGAGATATCAGTTTGCTCTAAAATATACCACGCGATTCCGCTTGATATAGCAGCAGCTGGAATCCGTTTGCAAAGTAATTCAACGGTAATACTTTCCTTTGAAGAAAGAATCCTTGCGATCATGCCTGCTGCACCGATGAGTGGAACTAACCAGCCTCCGTCTAAAAAGGCTTGAACTAAGGATTTTTGGGGCTCTTGCATATTACACGCGAATAACAAGTATTTATACAAACTCTTATCTTAGCATTGTATTAAATATAGTTTTTTAGCAAATCCTTACCCTTTACATAGAGTAAAGGAATACGTTTGTTATCACCCATGATCCTTTGTAAAATTTCTGATGCACATATGATATCAGAAAGATTGCATGTGTTTTTAATATCATATGCGTGAAGTGCCGTTTCGTAAATCTTTCTTGAATACTCTACACTTTGGTCCGTGACATAGCACGCACCCATTACATTCACGATAGACCCAGGCCACAGTGTAATATCAGCAAAAGAATGCGTCTTATTAAAAATGTTTAAAGCCGCTTTACCGTTTCCTTCTTTTACATAACAGTGCCCAAGCGCATTCCAAATAGAAGTGGTCCAGCGATAACTACTTCCAATTGAATTGGGATCTTCAAATTGTTTAAAACCTTGCAGGTCTTTATAAAAGCTTTCCAGTTCATCAATAGATCCCATGTCATTGTAAATATAGCGGTAAGCAAGGGTACAAAAGGCCATACTTAAAATACGGAAATTCGTTGAATAAATTTGAGCTAAGTTGAGAGCCCGACATCTTTGAAACCCTACAGGATCGTCGTTCTGTCGCGGAAAGTTTCTTACGAACTTTTTAGGATCGGGATCATAACGAATACTTTCCAACATTGCGTTGAACTCATCAAGATCCACCCCTGCAATGTTTAAATCACTGTCAGGAAGTGATGAATAATTATAACAAAGCTTAGTACCATTATAGGTTATAAGAACTTCGTTTTCTCTCCAAGAAATTTTAGGCACTATCATTATAAGACAAGTCCCACACTTGACAATGCTTCACAAAACAGATTGTGTCTCATTCGGTATTTCTTTTTAAAATCTTTCAAAGAATCTTCGGTGAACAGATTTTTTATATCAAAAGATTCCACGTCAGGGTTCAAATGCGGCATGCCAACGAGTCTGGCAACTTCAAGCAGACGTTCGTCACTCTCAAAAATAGCTGGAAAAATGCCAGCCTGCAAAGCAAGGAGCGCACCGTGCAGTCGTGAACCAATAAAATAATCATGCATGGATAATACCCCTCTCCAAGTATCAACATCGTTAGGAGCATATATTTTGTCTATCCCGTCTATTTTAAACGGATAATTTAATACCGAACCATCCGCTTCGTTTATCTTGATATCAACGAGGTCGGAAGGTTTTGCTTCACGCGGAAACTCAATATTTGAATGAGATTCAAACTCGTAATGCGATTGACAAAAATAGTTTACAGATTTAAATACATTGAAAGCTTTAAAATATTTGTGATAAGATCTCTTGACCAAATTACCCCCTGTAGCCAAAATAGAATCTTTCACAGGTGGTAAGGAAATACTATCTATTGAATTGGGAAAGGAATACAAGCTTGGGCACCCTAGTGCAATCGAGTCAATGTTAAAAACTTCTTTCAGTGTTTTCTTTGTTTCTTCACCCCTGACCGAAAGAACATCCGCGTTATCTGACATCCAGTGCAATAACTCAATTATAGCCGTGCAAAAATTATCCTTAGATAAGTTCGGGTTTGATTTGATATAAGTGTTTTTTATACCTCCATTTCCTAAACAAATTACTTTACTTTTTTTAAATTTTAATTCTGAAAAGTAATTTGGCGGTAACAGATGAAGTCTCTCAGATACACTCGTTATCCAACACGCCATATTAATAATTACAAAGTCAAAATTTTCGTCTATGGTCTTATAATCTCTTACCAACTCACCTATGCCAATAGCGCACGAATTATTCAAATCATATTTAAAAATTCTATACACGCTTTCCATCCATACCAAATTTCCGCGATTTCCTCCGGCCTTGTTAAAGGTAACAGTATCATTCCATTGAGTAATATCTGTTTCTGATTTGTATGGACTTTTAATCTTATTAAACACAGTTGGGTACTGATTCACAAATGCTATACGTGGAAGATTACTATCACTCATATTATTTTATTGCAGAGGTTTTAACAAATCATTTGCCTTTACATAAAGGCTATTAATCTTCAT